AAGGCAACCGCCGCTGCAAAAGCCGCTGCATCTGATTTCTGGATAATGCGTACAGTCGGCTCGTTATCCAGTTCCTGACGAGCTACATAGATTTGATGGCCGAAATCCATGTAGCTGTAGTGATACTGGCGTTTCGGGGCAGCGGGCTTTTTCGGGGCTGCCTTCTTGGCTTTGGGCTTGGCAGGTTCGGCCTTGGCTTTAACGGGCGCTTTCGCTTTTACTGGTTCGGCCTTCTTGGCAGGTTTGGCAGGTTTAGCAGGCTTTGCCTTAGCGGCAGCCTTGACAGGTTTCTTGGCCTTGGGCTGCTCGGCCAAATGCTTTTTGTACAGCACGGCATAGCGCTGGCAAGAGCGGGTGGTGATGCCGTAAACATCGGCAATTTCCTGTGCCGGGGTATCTTCGGTGCGCTCTGCATACGCTTTGCCGATTTCCAGCTTTTGTTCGTAAGTAAATTTTTCTGACATGGTTTAATCCTTAACAGGGGCTAGGTTTTGCAATAATTCAAAATTCCGTTTGCGCCATCCGTGAAGCAGGTGTGCAGCAGGGGTCTCCAAATTCTTGCGCCATTTAATCAAATCCGATAATAGCAGCAAGGCGGTAAATTCGTGATTTTGAATTACATTCTTAACGTACTCAAGATATTGTACTACAGCTTCAGGGGTATCTACAAGGCCAAGTTCAACGGCTTTGGTTAATACCTTATATCGGTCGTAGTCGTATATCCTGCCGTAGCTCGGATACATATTCAGGTTGGCGTTCTTGTATAATTCCTTGTAAACGGTATTTGTTGGGAAGTTCAGTAATTTGTGCAAATGTTCAAAATCAAAATCACGTTTATCTTCTGTGGGATAAACTTCATTAACCGCTGCATAGATTTTTGGCATCAGCAGGTTTACCGGATAACCGTCAGCAAAACAAACACCGTTTTTATTGGCATACTTGGCAATACATCCCTTACTAATCAGCTTGGGATTGAACTCGGCGATATGTTTGTAACCAAGGCTTCTAACGCGCCTTTCAATCTTGCGGGGGATTTGGCGGAAATAGAAGCCCAGCTGTTCAAGTTCATTGCGGGTAAACTCAGTCGGCAATATTTGAGAAATTTCATCATCCCTGAAGTGGTAATAGGTTTTTTTAATCGGATGAACTTCAGGAATCCAAAAACGTTCTTCCTCTTTTGGCAGCGGGGCTGGCGTTGGCTTTGTCAGGCGCAATACATCTGCATACTGTGTCTCGATACCGTCGCCAATGATTGATTTGGCCATTGCCAAGTCATCGCGGCAAACCACGACCGTGAAGTTTGTGCCAACCCGACGGAAACCGCGAACACGGTTTGGCGTCATCTTAAAGGGGTTGGGCATCACAATATATTCGATTTGGCGCTTGCCGCGCTTATCGATTGTCTTCATAGAGCGGGCAATACTAAGCAACAGGTTAAACGGCGAAGTAAAAGCAATCTTCTTGCCAGCGGTTCTTTGGAAATTGCCGTTTTCTTCGCGGATACACATCACATGTGATTCTAACCACGTGCATTCGGTTTCAAATGCTTTGGTAGAAGATACATTGCGAAAAGTATCGTCAATATCTGCCAAGTAATCAACTGGCGTGGCGTAGTCTTCGCGCTTGTACAGGTTTTTCAGTTGCTCGTTGGTCTTGGCCAAGAGTTCGTCTAAGCGGGCAATAGTTGTATCATCATATGAAATCTCTTCGCGCCCTGCAGTCAAATCCAAATAACCGATTGGGCATTCGATAAACAGCTCAGAGCGCAGGGCGTGTATCCACGGGCAATTCTTGATATGCATGTTGGATATACCGTAAGCCACCCCGCCGATTACCACATTGACAGAGCGGTTTGCAGGGGCATTGGGTACGTCAAAGGCAATGCCGTCTTTCTTCAGCTTGGCCACATCTTGTTCGCGGGATTTGAAACTGTCGCGAAAATCGCCGTTGATGATTTCTAACGGCATATCCAGCCAGTACAGTTGGTTGGTCGCAGAATGGGTAAATCGGCGGGTATCTTGGACTTCTACGGGCACGGATACCTTCAGCCCGTTGGGTTCGCTGGTAGCCTTCTCGCCCATGATGGTGATTTGCGGTAATCCATCCGGTCCTTTGAAACACATAGCGTTTACTTCTTGGCCATCCTTGCGAGCTCTAACGGTAAAGGCGTTGGTATAGGATAGAGGAGTTTTGCTGCCTAGGCCGAAACCGCCCATCTGTTCGTTGGTATTGGTTTTGGAGGATTTGAAGAAGGTGGTATAGACATGCAGCAGTTCATCCTTGGATAAACCTGTGCCGAAATCTTCGACGGTAAATTCAAAGTTATCCAATGCAGGCAGCGTGATTTTGACTGGTTGACGGTGGCCAGCAGCGACGTGGCTGTCTACGGCATTGCAAGTCAGTTCTCTAACAATCGAACCAATCTTGTCGCTGTACAGGTTGCTAGTCAATACCTGATAAGCCTTGGGATTAGCGGCAATGCTGAAATTCTTGGTTTCGCCCTGTAGGGTACTGCCTAATAGCGGGTTCTTTTCTTCGATAATCATTGTTGGGTTTCCTTCGCTTTTTAATACAATTCCAATCATAGCAAAAATCCCTAGCGGGCAGGCTAGGGATTACATAACTTTACGATTTATCTTTGGCTGGTAAACATCTTTTCCTCGATAGCTTCAGGGATTTTCGGCAGTTCTACCCAACCAACATGAAAGCCTTTGGCAAATGTGCCGATACTGGCCACGCCATAACGGGAAAGCAGTATCAGCTTGTTATGTCTTGGTGGCGGATATTTGTCGGGGTCTTTGAAGTACAGCGCTGTCGTGGTTGGTACAAGCATATCAGTCCTCCATATCCTTCAGATTTGCTGCAATGTATAGAATCACGCCGATAATGGTTAGGCTAATAAGCAGCCCGCCAAAGACGTGCAATAGCCAAGCGCTCATGATTTGGTTTCCACCGCCAGCTTGGCATAGAACTCTGTCTTTTCACGGCTTGACAGGCTTTTATCGGCTTCCACGGCTTCGCATAAGGCCTGAACGGTATCGGGATTGCTATGCAATACTGCCTTCAGGATTTCGGATTCAATACGCGACAGCGATTGGCCGTGCAGGGCGTAGTCGTTAAAGGCTTCCAGCGTGATTTGCAACTTACCCGATTCTTCCAGCAGGGCATAGATGGCTTCAGCCAGCAATCGGATTTCAAGTTGGGCATGGCTATCCAAGCGCAGGCGCAGGAAGTGGAACAGGTTTTTGATGTCGGCCACGAAGGCAATCTCGGTATAGGTATTGAGTGTCAGGATACCACGGGCGACTTCGCGGGATACATTGTCATTGAGCAGCTTGTAATACTTGGATTCGGTATAGGCAGCGGCGTCAACAAAACGGCTTTGCAGGCCTAAACTGTTGGGCAGTTCGATTTCTTCGCTGCCCTGCTTGTTGGTTGTTGATTGCGGGTTCATCCGGGATTTCGGCGGGATGTAACTACCGGTGCTCATAACGGAGTAACGGCCTGACATTTCGTTGAAGCTGAAGGTACGGTGACGCATCAATTGCCGGGCAACATGAATCGGGATTTTAACATGGAACTTGGCGATTACGGCTTCAAAGGGGCTGGTATGACCGTGGCGCATCAGATAGCGCAGCAGGTTTCTGGTATCGTTAATACTTCTTGTGCCGTCGCCATAGCTCATGCGGGCAAATTCTTCGATTGATACATCATTGCCAAACAGGCCTGTCAATGCCACAAAGCCGTGGTCTAGGTAGGGTTTGGCCGGATGGGCGTCTTTAATTTCGTCAAAGGTCATAGCAATCCTCGCTCTAAATAAAGTTAATGAACAAAATCGCACATTAGGGGAAAACGCGAACATGGACGATAACCGCATTGCCGTCAGCGTTCAGGTCGCGGATTTGGCATCGCTGCTTGCGCAGCTCGAACAAAACATCAGCGCCGTAAATTCGCTGGCCGCTCGCATTTCAACAATCGAACAGGAAATTACGGATATGAAGAAGATTATACCAAAACCGAAGGGATGGCGTAAATGGCTTCATCAGGGATAAGTTTACAAATTGTTCAAGACTTGATACAGCCCATCATGACGGCGCTTGGTACTAGCGTGGCGGGTTATTTTTTGCTGCGCAATAAGTTATCGCACGATAAGTTAGAAATCAGTAAAAACGATACTGAATACAAATTCATTCAGCAGCTAGAGAGTTCCCGCCAGCAATCGCTGGATAATGAAATCAAATTACGGGCAATGCTGAATGCGGTACAAAGCGACTATAGCGAAGCAACCCTGAAAAACAACCAGTTATCGCAAGACATCGATACCCTGCTCATACAGGTCAAAATCCTAAACAATATCATCCAATCCATGCACAATCAGTTGGTGGCTGTGCGCAATGATTTGGTTAGGCAGATTAAGAAAAACGACGAACTTGTTAAACGACTGGCTGAACTAGGAGTACAATTATGAACGCTGCGCCCATTGATGAAAACAAAGTCTATACCGACGACGAAATTGCCTTGGCATTGAGTCAAACGGAAAATATCGTGCGCAAAATACAAGCCCGGCGTGAAAGTTACCGGGCTGACATGCAGAAATCAAAAAATGCGATTAACGAACTTATCGCTATGCTGTTTCCGGATGATACGGAACTGCAACCGCTAGACCACGCCCATCTGCCAACATAATCTTAGCCTTGGCAATATGCGCTTGCTGAAGCAGCGGGGTATTGGTATAGATGAAGTTCTCAATAACCGTCAGCGTAATGGTTGGATAGCGGTCTCTAGACAATTGTTCAAGGCGCTTGCTGATTTCATCGATTGCTGCCATACAGTCGGCACAATCTGCGCGATAATCCTTATCGTATGCCGTGATATACATTGCAGCCGCTACGCCTTTATCGCTGCCTGCCACGCTGAACAAGATGGTCGTTCCGTTGAACTCGGGAAACTGGAAAGGTAAGCCTTGCTGTAGCAGGCTTGCCATTTCTTTTGCATTGACTTCCCCGGATACGGGCAGCTTACTGTCAACCATCGGGTCGAAGTAGGCGCTGTGGCCATAGGCGGTATTGCCGTCGATAATAATCAGATGGCGCAGGATAAATTTATCGCGCTTGATATAGGTCATGATAACACCCGTGTTACCTGATAGCAGGCTTCCCATAGGCGTTTGAACTCGGCATTTTGCTGCAGGTAGCTTACGCCTTCTTTATCGGCAAAGGTAATGCCTTTGTTCTTGAGCTGGAACAAGAACTCTCCGAACATGGTTTCGGGCGTGGCATTGCCGCTGCCGGATACAATCAGCATCGCATTGCCCAATGCATCCCACTCTTCTTCTTTGCGGAATACGCTTGCGCCGAGGACGCTTGATAACAGCTCGGCCATACCGCGCATGATTCTTCTATTCATGTATTGCTCCTTGTTTATGGGGTTGATGATGGATGGTTTACTTGTAGGATTATATTATAGCAAAAAATCCCCGCCGCTTGGGCAGGGATTTCTTTATTTTTGATTTAGCGCTGTTGGTTTTGTTCAACACATACTTGCTGATAGTAACCTTTGTAATCTGAATGCTCCCCGTTTTTCACGGCAGCGCAATAACGCTCTTGTTCTTGCATCGCTCCGTCGAAGTCGTCATATCCGCTAACGGCAAAACAGGCTAAGGCAGCAATCAGGGCAAGCAGTACATAACGCAGTTTCATATCAATTCCTTTCTTTATCAGTATGTGGATATTATAAGGGGATATTGCATTTAAATCAATATCCCCTATATGTAAATCCGCGTTAAACTTCTATGCAGAGCGGCAAGTCGTTTAGTTCTTGATGGCCGAAGTAGCCAAAGGCGTTGACATGCACGTGGTTGCCTTGGCTGGTTTGGAAAACACCCCTTGTATGGATGTGTCCGCAAATCATGGCCGTGATATTGGATGTATCAAAAGGCAGCTCTGCGCCAAAGCCTACGCTGCTACTGTAACCAAGTTCATTTGATATGCGTTCTGTAGGGGCGTGATGTGTAATCAACACATTCTTCATGTCAGGCTTGGTGTGATACTGGATGGCTTCAACGGCCAATGTCCATTGAACATCAATATCGATAAAGCCTTTCAAGTCATGAATCATATGCAGGTCGTTAAGCATGCCCTGCAGGCGCAGCGCTTCTACAGGCGAAGGCTTGGGAAACCATAGCGGAGCGCCGATAAAGTTAATGCCTTCAAGTTCTACGGCAGTGCAATCCAAATAATGCATATTGGGATAGCGGTCTGCGAAGGATTGGCAAAACGTGTTGCCTTGAAGCAGGGTAACTCCGTAATACTCATGATTGCCTGCAATATAGATGACGTGTTTGTACTGCTTGATGTATTGGGCTAGATAGTCATGCAGATGGGGCAGCATCGAAGCAGGGGCAAGGTCTCCGGCAATAATCAGGGCATCGGCTTGTTCGTAGTTGGTTAGGTATTTGCCATAGACATCATGGAAAGCTTCGTGGATGGCCTTGCCAATGAATTCAATGTGCAAATCGCTTACAATCTTCAGTTTCATAATGGTTCAACCTTAATCATTAACATTCTATCGGAAATTCTTTGATTTTCGGAAATCATTGCAACTGGTTAAATTGCAAGGATTTCTGTTCAACGGGGCATCGGTTGGCTGTTGAGGGTGCAACCGATACCTACTCGAACAATCATTAACATATTACGCCTGTGGCATGTATCTCTTGATTAGCGTATTCAGCAAACAGCGGGGGTTGGTCAAATCCATATCAAACACTGTCTGCGCAATAATGGGGTTATAGCCGTCCACGCAGATGACGCCGCGTTTGGTATAGATGGGATAACCCCGCTTGGCGTTTAAGCGCCAGTAAACGATTTGCGGTAGTTTACCGTCAAATAATGTGCTTAATCTGCCGTAATGCACGCTAACCCCGGCATCATCGATATAGCGGTCTCCGATAATCAGCAAGTAATCGGGTTTCTCGCCTTTCTCGGCCAATTGCTCTGCCCATCCAGTTACATCTACCCTATGATTCATCCTAGGCTGCATTACACGCTTAACGATATGGGCAAAATCTTCTTGGCCTGCATCGTGGATATTACGCCCGTCAAATACGGCAAAACTGCTTGTTGTTTGCAATGCGGCTTTCATAATCCATAATGCCTTAAGCATCGGGCTTGACGGTCTGTTCAAACTGCCCATTGCCGCGCTGGCGTTAATCATTGGCACGACTGTGAGATGGCTTGGGAAGCTGTAGGGCAAATCTCTCTCGGTTAATACCTTCTCGCCGTCTATCTCGGGATAATGCTTTAAGCGCTTGCCCATCTGCTTGCAGTATTTGTGCCATAGGATATTCCTGTGATGCTTGATGGCATTCATGGGTTCGCTTAACGGGTCGATTTGGCGGTAATCCTTGCGGGTAAGCTTGGCTTCCAAGGTATCGTTAAGGGATACAATGCGCTTCCTGTATTGCTTGGGAGACATGCCTAACTTACGGGCAATCTTGTAAGCGGTATAACCTTTTCTAGGCAGCCATTTGGCTATCAGGGGATTTCCTGCATCCAGTTCGGCCTTAATCATGGATGTAGCCAGTTTGCCCATGGGGCTGTTTACATAATGCAGCAAATCGCTATAGCAGCCGATAAGCGGGATTTGCCTAATCACAAGCTCGGCATCTGCCGGGTGGTGTTTAATCAGCCATCTTACGGATGAACGGAACGGGCTGCGACGGCCAAGGCCTTTCACATCCCTACTCCATAACAGGATGGCCAAAGCGGCTTCCCTGTCAACATCATAGGCAGCCTTGAAGGCGTTATGCCATTCATGGTAATTGCGTTCGTAGGCTTGCTGCAGATACCACAGCTCGGCGGGTAGTTTCGGCATTTCCATTTCCTTTCTGATAAAACAATGCCCGCAATTATAACAAATCGCGGGCATCGGTAGCAATGGGGTTAATCACTCTTCTCGCGGGCTTCGAGCATCGCGTCGGCCATTCTATAAGCCCATTTGGCCACTGCTTCAGGATGGCGAGCCAATGCTAGTTTGTTGCGGAAATGGGTTTGGAGCGTCCCCATTACTTGCGCTGCAAAGTAATCCCGCAGGCTCATTCCCGCGTTATCTTTAAAAGTATGGTTCGAAGTCGTGGTAGGAAATGCAGGGGGCGATTTTAGGTCTGGCATTATTGTTCTCCATTATGGTCAAAAGTAGTCGATATGCTAAAGCGTTATTTTCGCGTTTTAAGGGGGTTGAAACATCGAGGGTAGGCTAGGGTATTACCCTAATGCTTCGTCGCAATCTGTGGCGATTGTGAAGCGACTGTGGCCTATGTTTTAATTTCCTGTTCGTACAGCTCTAGAGCTTTCTCGAGAGCATCCATGTATTTTTGATGCAGCCACAGCTCGTCGTAGATGGCTTGGTATAGCCCTGCAAAGTCTTTGACTTCATTCAAAGTATGAAACGCATTGAAACGGGCAAACAACCGCCCGGCCAGTTTAATGTAGGTATAGGCGCAGGCATTCTGTTCTATCTGCCTATCAAGGAAAGCAATACGCTCTTTCAGTTCTTCGCGGGTATATACCGGATAATGGAAATTTTCTTGGTTTGCCCAAAACTCAATATCGCATTTCAAATCATAAGACATTGGTTAATCCTTAGTATCGGTAACAGGCCTAAATAATACTACCTGCGCTGGTAGTATTGTAAGGTTTAACCAATCTTTACTATTTGTACATTGATTTAAATGCAATATGGCGTATAATCAAACCCGTTGATAACCAGTACAGGAAAGAAAGAATCATGTTGAAATTCAAAACCTTCAAGGGTAACGACATTGAAATCGATACCAAGAAAAAGATAATCTACGGTGGCGGTAAAGAGTTCGCCTACGATATTGTTCGGGTACAAAAAGGATTGGTTTGTTTCGGGATAGGCAACAATCAAGCCATTGCCTTAGATAAAACCAGTTCTGAAAAGTGGTTGAAGATGGAGAAGGAAGAACAGCTTGCCCGCTGGAAAGCCTCTGCAGAAGCAACAAAAGCCAGACGCGCCAAAGTACCGGGATTAGAAGAACTGGAAATCGCTTACCGCGAATCCAACGAAGCCTATCACAGCCGTCGCCGCGCCATCGAATCAGGGGTCAGCGTTTTCCGCGCTACGAAGGATTGGGATAAAATCATTGAAGAACTTTGCAAGAAATATCCCCGCGCTGCCGTATGGCATAAAGCGGATTCTTATGAATCTGCCAGCAATTATGCCAAATCTGCTGCCGGAGCGAAAGCCAAGAAAATCATTGAAGACGGTGGAAGCCTGAAAGATGCCGAAGCCGTGCTGAAGAACTGGACAGATGACGTTTACATCGATTGATACCTAGGATGCAGAAAATCCCCGTCAAGCTGGCGAGGATTTTTGTTTTAGGTAAAGGGGCGGGTCTTATAACCCATGCTCGGCTATTAAAGCGCGACAATCTTCCTCACGGAAATTGCTGAATCCAAATTTATCTTTCCCAATTGAAATTGTTTGAAGAAGCTCCCAAGGGATTCTCGGGATGAACAACCGACTATCATCAAGAAAATCAACCCAACACCCAATTCCGCGGATGTTATCAAAGATTTCTTCTTCAGGCGTCGCGCCCCATTCATCCTTTAAAACTTCTAATTGTTCATAAAAAGGTAACGTTCTAGGACCGTTGTACAAATACAATTCAGATGCTTCCATACTTCTAACTCCTTCAACAAAAAATAAAGACCACAACATGTGGTCTTCCAATCGTTGTTACAATCCTTCGCGGGTAATCAAATCACGGCAAGATTGTTCTTCAAAGTTATAAAAACCATATATGTCTTTACCAATCGTGATTGTCTGAAGAAGGTCGCGGGGTATTCGAGGGATGAACAAAATACTCCCATCTCTAAATTCGACCCATCGTCCAATTCCTCTGATTTTATCGAAAATTTCATCTTCCGCTTTAATCCCCCAATCTCTTTTCAAAGCTTCGAGTTGTTCATGGTAGGGCAAGCTGCTTACGCTATTATACAAAATCGCTTCGGCGGTTTTCATGATTCAAGTCCTTTCTTCTTTATCGTCTTTTCTACAACTGCATTATAACTGCATATTGCATTTAAATGCTAGTTGTAGAAAAGTTAAATCCTGTAAATCACAAAGATTGCCATTTCTGCAAAACTTCTTTGGGCACAGTGTCCAAGATTTTCTGGCGAAGTTCTTTTTTGATTTCCGCCAATCTAAGAACAGCTTGCCCGCGCTTCTTCAAGAAAATGTATGTTGCCTTCGACACATATGAAACAGTTTTACCGGATGGCAATTCTTTTGTTTTCGTTTGAACATCATTATCAGGCGACCCAAGTTTAATAAACGTGTTAAACGCGACAACAATATTCCCATCAATCTTTCCTTGTAATGATGCCCCTTGACGGACAATTTCGGCCATGGTATCAGCCGCGCCATTATGGGTATCCAACAAAATATCATCGGGCACTACCCTATCGCGCTTACTGTTATTGTCAATCGCTGCATCCAATTTAGACAGCACCCAAACAATGTGGATGTTTTGCTTTTGATACCCTGCAGCTGACACGCTTTTCACAATATCATCAAACTTGCGGATTTCTTTCAAGGTAACATCAAATATCAGATTGGGCTTGCGGTCGGGGTCGGCTAAAGCGATAGAATCAAATATCACTTTCTTTTGACGGCCTTCAATACCCAAAACATTTTTGGCCACGTGATGTGCAGCGGCCACATTTTCAGGCGTTGACAAAAATTTCTTATCATCCAAATCAACTCCGGGTAAGGCCTTTTGTAACTCTTTGCGCCATTCAGGAACGCGTATCATCCACGATTTCAATTCGTCGACATCAAATACCTTGCCTTTGATGTCAAGCAGGTTCTTCAAAATCGTGCCTTTGCCGCTACCAGCCCCACCAGCCAGTATCACTACTTGGCCAAAATGGCTGTCTTTCTGATTAGCCAGTTGAATAAGCGCTTCTTCTAAGATGCCAGCCCGTGAGTGGTCTCGGGTAACTTCAAACAAATCTAAAGATTTTGCCAAATCTGCAAATACCAGCGCCATGTGAAAATATCCCATAGTAATGTTTAACTATAGGATATTTATTAACGTTTACCATTTACCCAGCGGGCATTTGCTGGCGCTGAAAGTTGTCTTTGATTTAATCACGCAGCCGCATTGCCTACATATCTTCAGCATGGGCGCTCTGTGCTCACACTCTTGGCAAATCTTGCGCCTTTCAGCTCTGATTTCAATCGGGGCAAATATCGGGGCGGGGTTGTCTATTTCGTCATCGTCAATGAAGTTCATCGCAGACTCTCAATCAGTTCCGACAGCGCAAAGGCGTCATAAGCGGCGTCATACAACGCCACATGTTTGATACAAGGCTCATCGAGTTTGGCCTTGGCTTCGTAATAACCATTATTACTACCCTGCAGGCAGTCAATCATGGTTCGAATATCGCGCTGCTTGTTATAAGGGATGGCTGGTTTAATATTATATAGGCGGTAATTGCGGTCAAGGATGGCAAAATCAAAGGCCATGCCCCTGCTGCAAATCCAGCTATCCTTGGTAAAGCCGTGGTGGTTGGCGATAAAATCATTTAGAAACTTCAGGCCGTCTTTCAGGGTAACATCGGATGGCAGCGGCTGGATGTAACGCCGGGCTTCATCAGATTGCTTCGCCCACCAAGCCATGGTGGCTTCATCGGGCTTGTGGGTTTTATCCCTGATTTGCTTTTGCCAATCCAGCTTCAGGCTGAAGGTAGTGTTGACATATGTGCTGTAGGCTTCGTGTTGAGCGAAATCAATCGGGGTACAGGCTATGGATGCTACCGGGGCATCGGTTTCCAAGCCAAGCGTTTCAATGTCGATAATAAAGTGGTGCATGATTATTTCCTTTCAGGGTTAAAACAAATCATCCAAGGCAGTCTTGGGATTTAAGGGATGCTTGTGAAAAACAAAAACTCGTTCATTGCTCGAACGGATTTCCCCGGCTATCACGCGCTGCGATATGGCCAGCGTATCCAAGGTGGTTTGATAGCCTTTCGATTCGGCATATTGGATACAGCGGTCTTCCATGTCAAATTCTTTATAGTTCTTGATATTGATTATCACGCAAGTATCCGGCGCTGCATACCTGAAGCTGTTATCTAAGGTTGGATACAAGAAAGAATTGCACCATGTGTCAAAATCAGTATCAGGCCTACAGGATTGCTCTCCGTTCTTGTAGTCTTCCAATATAAAGTAAGGCGGGCTGGTCAGCATGATTTCCGCCTTGCATTCCAATCTCGGTTCATAGTGTTCACTGCCATGCGGGATAACTTCAAACTTCCAATTTGGTTTGAAGCGCCGTATTTCTTGGCCAAGCTCGTTCAGGTTGACGATTAATGGCGGGTTGACTTCAAAGCCTATGTAATCCAAATCCAATACTGCAGCGGCAAGCATCCTGACACCCCATCCGCAAGAAGTGTCAATATAGGTGTTAGTAGATGGCCTGCGATACTTGTCAAGCAGTCTCACGCATTCTGTTAACGGGAAATTAGTTGCCCCACCGACAATCCTAAACAGGGAAATCTTCAGAAACTTGTGAACATTGACCATAAGCGGATTAGATGGCGTGAAGGTCTTGGGCTTGGCTTCAATATATTCTTTCATTGCCGATACCCATTCGTCGGATTTCAGAAAGTCATTGGGGCTGTAGAAAGCCCTGTCTAATCGTACATCGCCCTGCAGCTTGGCAAACCAGTAGCCGTTGATTAGGTTATGGCTGTTCGTTTTACCCCTGACTACTACGTCATAAAGCTGCTTTCTGACATCGGCAATATCAATCTCGGGATAAACATTATCCCTGACGTATTGAATGAAATCAGGATAGATTGTGCCGCTGTACAATCCAAATTCAACACTACGGCCTTGATGGACTATGGCTACCATTAAAACATATCTCCCAATGAAGATTCGGGTTTGGATAGGTCGTGCCTGTGAAACACGAACACGTTTTCATCTGCCGAGTTGATATTGTGTTCACCCCGGCGCTTGGTTACGCGGGCTGAATTGTTCAAGGTATCTTTTGATACCATCCAGCCCCTAGCCTTAGCATGATTAACGCTATCGGTTTCCATCGGGTATTTCTTGTAGTCTTTGATATTGAACAAGACGCAGGTTTCAGGCGCTGCATATTGAAAGCTGTTATCGAGTGTCGGCGTCAAGAAGGATTCGACCCATGCTTGGTAATCCGTATCAGGCCGGCAGGATTGCTCGCCTTTGCGATAGTCTTCAAGAATGAAATAAGGCGGGCTGGTCAGCATCACATCGGCTTTACCGATTAGGCGCTCTTCCAAATACTCACTGCCATGGGGTATCACTTCAAACTGCCAGTCAGGCTTCAGCTTTTGGATTTCCCTGCCAAGCCTGTTCAGGTTTTCAATCAGGGGCGGATTAACGTCGAAGCCGACATAGTCTAGGCCGACGGCAGCGGCTGCCAGCATCCTAACACCCCAGCCACAGGAAGTGTCGATATACAGGTTGGTCTTATGGGCGCGATACTTGAGAAGTAAGCGCTTGCATTCGGCAAATGGAAAATTGGTAATCTTGCCTGTATAGGCTGACATGCCTATGCGCATCAGGGCGTGTACATTCTTAATCAGCGGGTCGCTTGGTGGAAACACTTTGGGTTTGCGCTGGATATATTCCCACATCCAACTGCACCATTCATCGGATTGCAGAATTTCGTTGATGGTATAGGCAGCCCTGTCAAGGCCTACATCGCCCATCAGGCGGGCAAAGTAATAGGCATTGATGATGCCCGTATCATTGCCGTTACGGTAGAGGATTTCGTAGAGCTGGCGCTGTACATCTGCCAAGCTGTACTCTGGATAAAACTCGGCGCGTATCTGCGCCGCTACATCGGGATAAACTGTGCCGCTGTAAACGGACGTCTCAAATGATTTGCCTAGGTAAGTAATAGTAGCCATAATAAAAATCGCAACCTGTATTAACAGGCTGCGATTATAGCATGGTTTTGTATTACATGCCTAACATCTGACGATATTTGGCCAGCTCGTCTTCTTCGGAATCTGCAGGGGAAGCTTGTGGTGTTGAAGATTGTACAGGTTGCGCTTCAATCGGTTCGCTGCTCAACGGGGCGCTGTGGGTTACAGGCGCTTCAGGTTGGGAGGGCTGCTGACCAAAGCGGGCTGCAGGATTGCTGCTTGGCATCGTGGCTACCGGTTCGTCATCACGGCTATCTTCACCGTCAGTTTCGGCCAAACCCAACACGCGGTTAAAGCGGGCTTTCAGTTCGCCGTAGGCTTTGAACTTGTCGGCATCGGTAAACTCTTCCAAGCGGTATTGCTGTTTCCATACTTCTTCAAGCTCGGCATCGGTCGGCAATAACTGGCTAGGCAATTCCCAAACGCTGCTATCGTAGGTCACAAATCCTGATTCTTTGTTGATGCGGGCACGCAAGCGCAGATTGCAGCCTTCCCACAAGTCAAACACGTTTACTGGCTGGTCAGACTCAAACTCGGGTTTGATTTTCTTGGCAATCATTTCCAAGATGAATTTGCCGAAGCGGAACAGGAAAACCTTGCCGTTGTTTTCAGGATGCGCAGGGTCGTTAACAATGTAGATGTTGGCGTAGTAATTTTTACGGCGGGCGCGATTGCGGGCAGTTGTTTTATCGCCAGCTTCCCAAGCGGTATTGTTGGCTTCGCATACCGGGCAATCCCCGCCGATAGTGCTCGGGCAGTTTTCGATATACCAACCGCCTTTGCCTTGGAAGCCGTGGCTATACTGCAGTACAAACGGGTTCTCGCTGCCATTGGTTTCAGGCAGGAAACGAATAACCGCTTCGCCGTTACCCGTTTTGCTGTCGCGGGTCAATACCCACTCACGCGGGTCGTCGAAGTTTTTGTTATTGTTGTTTACTTTATCTACCAAAGCGGCAAAGTTTTTGCCGCGATTTTTCAAGTCTGCAAAAGACATTATGAAATCCTCCTTAAAGGGGTTGAGAAATGAGTTCGTCTAAAATGGGCTTAATTCTACCCCATTCAAAGGGCAGTAGCAAGCCGTACTTTTTAATTTTGCGCCGCTGCGTATCCCAGCGGGGCGATACTGTAGCAATATCGGTAAAGGCAAATACCCTGTCAAGCAAGGCAATGGTTTCAAGGCTGATACCTGTCGCCCCTGCGCTGGTCAATATATCGGGGCTGGCCGTGCGTGGCTTGATGAAATCCATAAAATCCTGCTTCTCGATTGATAAGTAACTCTGTATCCTGCCTATATCCAACTTAAAGACAGGATACAGTGACTCAAGCATTGCCATCCTGATTTTATGGAAGTTCAGCAAGCCGTCAGGATAATCCAGCGCATCCCTGACATATGCGGTATCGTCGTAGATGAACAGGGAAATGAAAAACTGTCGCCAGCTTTCCATGTCGCCGTTATGGCGTTCGACTACGCCTTTGAAGGTTTTGCAATCGTGGCGTTTGTAAAAGGATTGCATCGGGATATTTACCGGTGGGTTGCCTTTAACATCCCAATCAAGCTTGTCTTGGAAATAGAGCTTAATAGCCACATAATCCAAGAAGCACAGGTAGGTATTGTTGATAAGCAGCTTGGTTAGTTCATCCATATCGCCGCTCCTCAAAAATCAGTTAGGCGGGCAGTCGTAGGCAAGGCGCATTTCCGAACCATGCCCTGCTGTATCGCTTCTTCACGCAAGGCATTCTTCAATGGCTCGCCCAATCCGTTAACGAAATCTTCGACATCAACATCCAGTTCGCGGGCAACATCCAATACGGCTTCAATCATGGTACACCGTTTCTTTTGCACAATGCGGTTTAGGATGCCGAATAACTCTTCGCTATAACTATTGTCAGGTGTCATGTCAAAGTAGTCCTGAAGAAAACGTGGCCACCGCATCTGTCTACTTGGCGGGTATTTCTAAAGCGGTAGCCGGTGCTGAAAAACTGTGCGCCATTCGTTGTATCGCGCTTGCCCTGCAAAACCGCCGTGGCATCTTTGATGGCCTGCTGATAGGCCACGTGGTCTCTTACTTGGGGATTGTATTTTACCCATTCGAATTGATTGCGCTGGTAAACCACATTGCAGGCACTGTTGGGAAACATCCTGTGGCGCATACGGTTAACGATAACATGGGCAACCTTTTCCCTGCAAGATTGCGGTTCGCCACGAGCTTCAAAGTAGATGGCACGGGCTACGCAATGGATTTCCGCATTGCTGTGGCGGATGGGTGTGGCATGTAATACTTTTGGGGCGTGATTGGCCGTGGGTTGATTATGCGGCTTGTGGTGCTGCGATAACGCCGTGCCGATTGCAATTGCTAACCAAATCATTTCAATACTTCCTCAAGTTATGGTTAGCACCTTTGACAGTGAAAACCTTGTCAACAAAATTCTTAAACTCTGAAGAGGTCGATACCCTGCCGGATACAATCCCCGGCATAACCTGCCCTGCTTTAATCGAGACTTCTTCTTTGTATTCGTGCCCACATGGTGGCATATAGCCTGTATACAGATGTTTCTTATCTACCATGATAAAGGCATTGCATACCTTGCAGCGCTTTTGAACATAGGTCGTCATAGCTGACCTCCGAATCTATCAATGATTGACGACATGCGGTGCTGTACAAGGTAGTTCATCAGCATACCGCTGGCGGGCTTGGTTTGAATGTATTTCTGCAGGATAGCATCGCTAATATCCTGTGGGATTTTGGTTAGGTCGATAAGCTGACGATTTCTGTCGAGCTTAACGCGCATCTCTTCGGTAATCACTTCCCGATACTTCTCAAGGCCGATTGCCATTACTTCTTCTTTCTTGGATTTGGTAAACGGTTTTTGACGCTTGCCTTCTATCAAGAACACGTCATCATCAGAAAAGATATTGGGAATACCGTCGCCGCTATCCCCGCCAACCACATGCAATTCTAACGGCAAGGCCAAACTGGCTTCGTCAATATAGTCGTCTTTATAGGGGCTGAACTGCGTAATCGGATGGGGTGTATGGATGGCCTGCAGATGAACAAAGTCTTTATCGCTGGATACAATGCAAACGGGTTCGTTATGAGCGCCGATACGGGCTAACACGCTGATAATATCGTCTGCTTCAGCGTAGGATACCTCAATGCATTTGCAAGGCATCACGGCTGCCAGTTCGATTTTTACGGCTTCCAAGCTCTGATAGTACAGGGCATAGTCAAACTCGCGTTTCTCGCGCTGTTTCTTGCGCTGCTGCTTGTAATTAGGAAAAACGCTACTGCGCCAGTTATCCTTACCGTCAAAGGCAATAATTGTGTTGGCGCTGTAGCGTTTCAGTTTCTGCATGTAGTACAGGCAGGCATTAACGGCACAGGTTCTAACCGTTTCAAGGTTGGGTGGCGTTTTATCTTCGCCATGCACGCTGTGCACGGCAGCCGATACCACGTTATAAAAGTCAATGAGTAACATTTGGATGTTTCCAATCTAACAAAAGTGGGGCGTATTGTAGCGCAGTTAAACGAAAAACGCAAAATCGCTAGATTTCGCGTTTTAAGGGTCGTCAACCCCTAGAGGTAGGCTAGGGTATTACCCTATAACTTAATCTCAATCTGTGGCCATCTGTGACCCGAGAAACGCTATATTGGCATTATTTACCTAGCTGTGATAGTTCGAGTTGTGCCCGCATACCGGAAAAGGTATGCGCATCCAAGTAATCGTTAAGTTCGTCAACGCCCATCCCTGCCATAACTGCTTCGTTTAAATCTTTATACTGGAAATCCTTGCCATACAATACCACGCTATAGCCTTCCTTGATGCGATTAACCACCTGCTTCTTAATGTCAGAGTTATAGCGGTAGTCGCTGTCATAGATAAACCTAACATCCAATCCCTTCAGGCGCTGCAGGTTTCCGGTATCGGCTGCCCCACCATTGGCCACGGCATTATGTACAAACACGCTGTCAAATGCGCCCTCGAGAACCGATACCCGTTTTGCAGGGTCAATATCCGGCAGGCCAAACAATTTGCATCCGCCATCGACCTCCATCGTCAGGTAGCGTATCTTGCCTTGCAGCAATCGGATTTGGAAATAGGCCAAGGCATTGCCGTCAAAGTAGGGTATACCGACTGCAGGGATGCCTTTAAACTTGCCAATCATCTTGTGCACAGTATAGATGCGCCTAATCAGTTCATCGGCATCCGGGATGCTGTAGAAGCGTGCCATCATTACAGGGGTAAAGGCACGGCCTTGCAAATACTCGGCTTGAATACCGCTATTGGGCGTGATGCGCTGGTAATGCTGCAGGATATGATGCTGTGCCGTTAATAGCGATTGGGTAGTTGTCGCCACATCGGCTGCTTCCAGTTTGGTTTCCTGCTTGGGTTTGCCGAAAGACTCTAAAAGCATTTCCCTGTATAGTCTGTCGTCATGGTCTTTCAGGAAGTTTTGAAAACTGGTTGATACTCCGCAATTGTGGCATTTGTAGTTCAGGGTATCCTTCTTCTTGTAGATGTAGCCCCTGCGCTTATGCGGATTGGTCTTACTGTCGCCGCAATACGGGCATCTGAAGTTATACAAGCCGCTCCTTGCTTTATCGAACAGCTTAAGCTGTGGCGAAAGTAGCAATAAATATTTGTGTTGTATAAACAAAGGTATCATTTTCAATCCATTTTGTGAAGGAGTTTTGATTATGGCAATCAACTACATGGAAATTCAGCCCAACGAGCATGCGGTCAAGGATATTCGCGGATGGGTAGATAGCCGAACCGGGGAAGTCTTGGTGGCAGCTTACGGCTATTTTACGGGTGACGCCTTAAAACAGCAAGGCCAAGGCGTGGTGTTTACCGCCTATGATGGCAAGTTTGACCCGCTGTACCTGAAAGCACCTAGTAATTTCCGCTCGCTGAAGTTTGGCAATGTGACGGTTGGCGAAGGCCTGAAGGCAGAAGTCAGCTTGGAAGACATCGACACCGAGCAATACAGCATCACTCTGGGTTTACCGAAAACAAGGATGTCGCTGCCACTGTCCGTCGCAAAGAGTGGGCTAAAGGCGTTGATAAAATTGATGTTGAAAAAACCCTGCTGTTTACTGTAAACGGTATCGTGCATCTACCCTGCAATAACGTAAGATAGGAACACCTTTGCGACAATACTATCCTGCCATCCATACGGCGGTGGATAGGGCTGCATTGATTACGGATTGCCAGCGGTTCATGGTGTTTCGCCGCTGCATCAGGCGTTATCTTAACAGTGGCAATATCAATCATCGGCTGGCGCTCAATCAGTTGATTACCCTAATCAACGTGTTTGGTGCTGTAGCTGTAACAAATAAACTACAAGAATTTTTGTCTGTTGATGAACTATTCGTCGCAGGCGCATTTACCAATTTCTTAGGATTGACTAAGGTAAACTCTTGTTTTCAAATAGAAGATATGCTTCATGATTTCCAAAAGCGCGTAGCATAATATACATACAGAGAAATTTAACGAGATTTTACCTTATCAACCCCTTTACAACTTGCAAAAGTTGCTAAATAAGGTATAATAAGTGAAATTCAAAGGCGGGTGTACGCCTTAGCCAAGTGGTTTATTTCCTGTCGGGATGATACGAAATAAATCAGCAACTGAAAACCGTTTAGACGGAATGCACGAGAACAATCCACGTTGCGGTTGTGATACATCTAGCGGAAAGAAGACGCCATCCTGAAGTGGTCTTACCCTGTTAGGCAGGTGACACAAGGGATAAAAACTTTGCGTAGTTTCATTTGTACACGGCTGACTAAGAGATTAAGCAGTACTCGCGTGGCGGGTGTGATGTAGTCCGCATTAACATTCGTTATAAATCGTGTCCAGTTATCGCAGTATCTATTAGTTTTCACAAATGACCCGTTTACCAACGTGCCGATGGCAAAAAGGTAGCATCCAAACAGTACGGGGAAAATTGGTGGATGATGATTGGATGGGATTGCTATATCGTGGTACTCCCTTTGTTGTATTAGAAGGGAACATAAACGTAACATACGGTGGTCAGCGTGGTAGTATGCCACTAGACCATGCGATGCGAGTGTGGGTACGGACTGTAAATCGGCGGTCTGACTCCGGTTGACCAGTTTCAGTGTGGAATGAGCACGTCATGCACCAGAAAAAGCTGTAAGGGTGATATAGCACGGCTACGGTTGGACAGTAGACGAAAAAATCCAAAGTGTAAAACGCTCTAATATCAGGAAATGCTATTGGTTAGAAATAACCGAAATGCAGGGCTTGATATGAAGCAGGCCTACTCTGGTAACAGAGTGGGATTTATTGGCCTTAGCTAGTCTTCGGTCTGGCCAAACGGCGTTGTTCGTGAACACTAGTACGGGGAACCTAATTGCTGGGACGCGTACACCATAAAACGGCTTTCTGTGGTAGTATTATGGAAAGCTGGCGGGAGACCTAACCGTATAAGCATGTCAAGCGAATCTGCAAAGTTGTACTACACACGTTGTGAAATGTTGGGTAGAGCGGGTCGGCAGCATGAACCTAGGGGGATAGACCCCACGGCCAATGTCAGGCGGACGGGATAGTTAGTAGCGACTGAGGTGGATGGTTAAGATAGAAAGCGCAACCCACGTCTTGCCCATTATCGGTTTATGGGTACATCCACGAAGACCAGATTGTATTGAATTTGAGAAAGCAGTAACCTTAGTAGTATTAGTAGTACAAATTAGCAAGCAGTAGAAACAAATTCTCATTTCAAACAGTCTGTCTCATGCGTGTCGATAGGATAATTGTGACTATAGGAGACGTATGAGATAGATTGTTTGAAACACTTTTTTATTAAAATAATGCCCCGGTTTTATACGCTGGGGCATTATTTTTTATCCAAATCAACTTCAAACTTTCCTGTGGAACACACCATGGGCTTATATATTGTTAATTGGCCTTAACGATGTATATTGCTGAAAGACAAAGACATTCTTGCCAAATGTTTCTTTTTGTAAAGACGTTCTCCGGTAGAGCCTAAGTCCTTATTGTGACTATAGGACACACATCAAAAATCACATAAAAGAACACATAAAACACTTAAAGAATTTTAAGTGCCGTGTTGCGTAGTGTGTATTACCTACGGCGAAAGGGCTTTAGCCCTGAAGCTGTAGGTAATACATATCTAATCAGCTAACACGGCCTTCAGGAATGATAAGAAATCCTTAAGATTTGAATGTAGATAAACACTAGTTCAATCAGGTACACCACCAACTACGGGTTGCGAAGCAATCCGTAAGGCAGGTGGGCTGAAGGGGCGTTAGCCCCGAAAGCCTGCCTGCCGATAGAATCAGAAATCACAAAAGTTGGGCACGCGAAGCGTGAAACAGATTTGAGTAACTGCTAGGGTTGATTTGGTAGAGTAGGTTTGAATAGAAATCTTAAGGACTCTTTAGGATTTCTTGTGATTCCTCATTATGCGCGCTTCGCGCGATAATGCGCTAGGGCTGCTTCGCACCCCTAGCGATTATGGTTTCTGAAGATTGAATAAGTTGAGTTTAAGTTGAAGTTGAGTTGGTTTCAACAGAAATCTTAAGGACTCTTTAGGATTTCTTATGATTCCTTGTGATTTTTGTACATGTTGAGTTTCAACGGTGTTCGACGGATACCTGAAGGAAATCTGCAAATCATTCACGCTACGCGTGAGATTGAGTGCATTAACCATGATTGACTTAGTGAT